GACCACATTAAATCTTGAGAAATATTGTCGGGGAAGTTTGTAGATGGACTGCCAGGTTGTAATAATGACCTGTGAGTCTGTTTCTCTCTCCTTTCCCGCATAGATCTTGTGGCAATATGAACCCACGTCAAACCCATAACTTGAAAAATCTTTATACATCTGCTCTACAAGGGATGTCGTTGGGACAACTAAGAGAATATTTTGTCCTTTCTCAACGTAATATCGGACAATCGCATATATCATCAACGACTTTCCAGAGGCAGTTGGAGATATCAACAACTTTCTATTATGTTTTAGGGCGTCGTATACTCCCTCAACTTGATAATCACGAGGAGTATAAGAACAAATAGAGTTCATATAATCTTTTACACCTTCTTTTGAAATATATTCGTTTACTTCAAAAGGAAGTCCATAAAATTTATTATTTTTAAACTCATAAGTATAATTATGGTTTTCACAAAATTTAATTAATTTGTCTAAAAGTCCACAATATATTTCCCCAGTGTTAACATTAAACAAATAAATGAATCCATTCCACCACTTATTTTTATAAGCTGGTGAAAACTTTGCGTTTGGAACTTCAAATTGAAATGCGTCTCTCAATTCATAATAGACGTGAGGTTCTGCTGTAACGTGTAAAAAAACCTCATTTTTCTTTTCTATAATCAAATGACTCATATTTTATATCAATCTGATACAAATATTTATTTTGATAAAAAACGACCTTTATCATCTCTTTTTTTATTTAAAGTTGTATTTTGCCCCTTTCTTTCTTTGTTAAGTCTAATCATATTTTCTCTTCTTCTTTGTCTATCTTCTTCACTAACATTTAATTTATATCCTTTGCCTTTTTTCTTATTCATCATTTTTGCTCTATTAGAAAGAGCATCTCTTTGATCTTCACTCAAAGTTTGTTTTGCTCCTTTTGGACATCCAGTTATTTTTAATTTCGTTTCTTCTGAATGTTTATACCCTAAACAACCATCTCCACCTTTTGTTAAGTTATAATCTGGTTTAAAATATTCAATCCAATATTTTTCCCTTTCCTTTAAAAGTTTTTTATTATCACCACTTTCTACTTCTTCAACTATAAAAAAGTCTTCACCATATTTTCTAATTGCTGAATGAAGATATGTATGCCTTTTTTTGTCTTGTCTTGATGCTCTTATATGATTTCTTAGTCTTACTTGAATTTCATTTATTGTAAATCCAATATAAGTTTTATTATTTTTTAAATTAGTTATTTTGTAAATATACGCCATTTAAAATATCCACCCATAGTCCTATTTATATAAAAATACATAATAAAAAAGAGGCATTTCTGCCTCAATTGAAACCTGCCTGAAAACGGTGCCATTCCAGAGCGTTCTTAATTTGAAACGTTCTATTTGATATGCACTTAATCACTTCCTCTAAAAACTTTAGCATAATATCATAATAACGAATTTTGAGATCTATTTTATTTAACCTCTCATCGGCATCCATATGCCTCTGTAAGGCGTCTTTATCTCTAACCTTATATGGGAACGGTTCTTCTTCATAGACCTCTATAGGTGCCTTTCCCGTGTAATAATTATACCTTTCAAGTCTTACTTTACTGTGTGTCTCTCTTGCTTTTTCACGCAACAAAGTAATCGTATTATAAATCGTATAATACTTTGAGTGCAGTTGAGGAATTTTTAAAGATTCATCATGTAAATTATCAGGATCAATGACAGAATCTCTCTGCCACATCTCCTGAATTTCATCAAGGTTCATAAACGAGTTCTGCCGTCTGAATCAACAATATTATAGACAGTATACTTGAAAGATGCCTCTGCTGTAAAGTATTGAATATCAGTTACAGATGCATCAAAATCTAAAGATGTTAAAGAATATGGAAATAAGTCTTTGAATCTTACAATTGCACTGGTTTTAAAGTTACTATTCAAAATTAGTAAATTTCCATCACTAAATTGTTGCTGTAATTCTCTTCTACCAGTTGTTTCACTGGTTGTTAAGTCAACAAAGTTTTCTGTGGATTCGGGAAATCCAAGACCAGTTAACCAGTTATGAATAGCCATATAGTTGACTAAATCCTCGTCAACTAAAAATCTAAGAGTCAGATCACCATAAGTTAGTTTTTCCCCAGGAATATCAATATCCTTTAGATAATAACTTTGAGATGTTAACTGTAATGAGATTTCTGGTATTCTAGCACTAGTGCAAAAAAATGCTACCTTTGGTTCCTTAGATAGTGTAAATTTAAATCCTGCTGGAGACAAGAAATTACGATTGGATATTTGACTAGCAAATGCTGGTGATGCCATTATTTTTTAATATTAAAAATAGGATTTGTTGTGGGATATTTAAAAATTGAACTTGGTTTTTCTGGTTCTATTTTACCCACTTTGAGCGATCTTGCGCCAAATTCTTTATAGTTTGGATAACCAAGTCTCTGAGTTGTTGCAGTTGTTAAATCATATTCTCTATTTCCATGATAAGGTCCTCTATCAATGACCGGTGCCGTTATGGATCTTCCCGTTCTAGGATCAGTAATTCTAACTTTTGTTCCTAAAGGTAGAGTTTTATGTGCAACCCCTTGCGTTTTTGGAGTTAATATTTGTCCAGATGCAGTTGGATTTCCATACAGTCCAGGTCCATAAGAGCTAGTTTCAACTTCTTTATCAGATGCTGACGGTTTACTAGGAAATTTAAATATTGGACTTGGTTTTTGTTCAATTTGTTCCTGAAACTGTTTGAAAGTTTTCATTTAGTCACTAATAATGAGATTAAACCAGGATTCACTCATTCCACTGATGATATTATCTGCGGATTCCTTGTCATCAGCATAACCTTCCTTGATTAAATGCTCAACAACTTTTTCGTAATTTTTATTAATCTCTTGAGATTGTCTTGGAGTAGGTTTCATCTTTCCACTAGTTTTATTTCTATTTAGATAAAAAAAGACCCCCTTGCGGGGGGTCTGACAGATATGTGAATCGAGATCACATTAGGTTTTGTACTTTAACTCTTCTGTAGTAACGGTTAGCGTTAGAAGTCAGAGCGCCTGCACCAACGGTTGTTCCTTCAGCAAATGGGTTAGCAACAATACCATAACGGGTCTTGAAGCCAATCTTGGGCTGGAAGTTGTCCTGACCAACGGCACGAACCATTTGGAGAGGTACATATGGGCAGTAGAAGAGACCTGCGTCATAAGGAGATGAACCCTTATAACCTACGACGTAGTATTGATCTGCAGCAAGGTTTGCAGCATAAGGATCAATATAGACACGATACTTGCCTTGGAGAATACCAGCAAAGGTGTTACCAGTGTCATCAACGTTGAGGTTAGCGTTGAGTGCAGGGGTGTAATCAAGAACACCTGCCATGGTGAGTGCCGAAGCAACATCAGCCGAGCAGAGGATCATGTTACCCTTCCCTCTACGAGTTCTTTGTGCGATTGCGTTAGCATCACGCTCGATTTGGAAGATAAGACCCTTGAACTTCTCAACAGACCAACGACCGTTGGAGTCAACATCGAGGTCAAATGCACCAGCGGTAGCAACGTTGGTTTGAGCACCAGACTCAGCAACCTTATAGATGGTTCTGATAACTTCGCGGTTAATTTCAGCAAGAATCTCAGTTGAGAGAATGTTTGCCAGTTCCGCTTCAGCATTCAGACCGTGGATTGCCTTGAGGTCTTGTGCCAGTTCTAGTGAGTATTCAGCTTTCAGGGCACGTGACTTTGCAGTAACGGTAACTTTCTCAATCGAGAATGCCATCTGGTTGAAGGCATTACCGGTAGCGTCGCCAAGAGCTTCAGCGTCGTCGGTTCTCATACCCTGACCAACAGGATATGTGGTAGCAGCTTGTGAACCTTGTGGGTTAAGGGCAGCTGGGTTGGTTGCGCCTGTGAGTCCAGTACCACCAGTAGTACCGAAACCAACTGAACCATTACTGAAACCATCGGTAAGGTTGCCGCTGTTGTTCTGACCAGCGAATGCAGTATCTGCTTCACCGAACAGTGCCTCAGTTCCACTCATATTTGCATAGCGCGAGCGCATTGCGAAGATGAGTCCAGTAGGACCATTCATTGGTTGAACACCTGCCAGGTCATAAGCAACCAGGTTAGGCATTGCACGTCTGATCAGTGAGATCAGAACGGGATCGAAACCAGCAACAGGTGAAGATGCATTAGCTGAGAAACCAGCGTTAGCGCCTGAGTTAGTGTTGACAGTTGGAGCAGCTTCGCTAAGGAATTCTCTTTCTTCGCGGAGTGCTCTCTCTTGGTTCTCCAGGAGAACGGCAGTTACCATTCTACGATGTGAATCTCTAATTGGATCAAGACCATCGTAGTCTAGGAGTGGTGCCCACTTCTCCTGCAGATGTTCTTGGTTGAACATTTGCATTGATTTTACCTCTTTAGAAAAAAATTGTTGTTTGATTATGATCTAAAAATCACTTTTTAGAAACTCTACTCAGAGTCTGCATGTAAGCTTCCATTACGCTGGAAACTTGCTGAGGTGCAGAATCTACACTCTCAGACAGATTTTCTGAATGATCTCTTTGAGTGCTAGAATTTACTGGGAAGTAAGAATTTCTCAGTGTGACTAGCTTCTCACGATAGTCTGCTTCACTTTCAAACTCAACATTTTCGGCAAGAGAAGCGAGCTTGTCTTTCTGGGAAAGTGCAAGACCATCAGCAACGTCTGCAAAGACTACATCAGCGACTGATTCTGCTAATCTTTTGTTAAGAGCAACATTTCTTTGAATTTGCTCGTTGAGTTTTGACTCCATTTCATCTAGTTTATCTACCATGCTCTCGATTACATCATATCTATCTTCAGGAACAGTTACATAATGATCTTCAAAA